CATGTCCAATATCTTTATCACCACCTGCTTTTAATGCATCATCAATTTTTGCTTTGATATCATCATACCGACCATTTTTCAATAAATCAACTGATGATAGTATTGCCTTTTTAATTTCCTGATTTTTACAAAAGTCCAATGCCTGTTCTTTTATAAATTGGAGATCAGTTGCCTCTGTAAATTTCCAAGCATCTTTAAGATGATCGATTATTTGTTGTTTAAGCACATCATGCTCAACCGCTTCGATCTTTACTTTCATCACTTCTAACGTCGGAGATGTCTTATACTCTTTATTATATTCAAGTATATTATCAACTATCCAATTGTTAGCTTCGCTTTCAAAATACGTTGGTAATAGTATATCAGATATTTGTTGCATGAACATTCTATCTGTCAATAAAGCTGTTATAACCTTTATCTGAAAACTGTAACCGTATGAACTTAATCTATCTGTCATACATTAAATATATAATATTTTTTTCAAAGATCAAAGAGATCTATAAGCATTTAATGGATTAAATGCCGATGTTAGCCAAGTATCCAAATCTTTTATAACGGTATACATTTTATCTACCATAAACATTTTCTTGAATGCTAATACATCCATCTTTGTTATTTCGTCTTGAGCGATATGCATTATTTTCATTTTCGCATCACCACTTATATCCACATCCTTCAATTGCATTAAATCATAATTCAATTTAATCTGATCTCCGGACTGTTCTAATATTTCATGAACTTTGTATTTTTTCTCGAGACTTGATACGTATTCTACTAATCGGTTAACTGATAATTCTGAATATTCAGTTATGATCGGTATACGTTTAATCATTGTCTTTAATCCTACTCCATTAACACCAGGAATATTATCTGACTTATCCCCTGTTATTGCACGATATAATAAATAATTTTTTGCATCTATACCAAATTCTTCTCTCATTAAATCTGGTGTATACATTTTCTTTTTAATTGGACTCCATACCGAAACTCGATCATCGACCAACTGTAAAAAATCTCTATCGGTTGATACTATGGTAACTCGATTATCTGGTTTATCGTATACCTGAGTTGTTAAATATGCAATTGCATCATCTGCTTCTATCTGATCAATTGCCATAGTTGTTACAGGTAAGCAATGCAAGTATTGAATCATACGACCATATTGCCGTTTCATACTTTCTTGTTCATCTTCTAATGACGCAAATTCCTGATATCTATTAAATGCAGTTTTATTTGCACGATTGGCTTTATAATTAGGATATAATTTTTTTCTTCTTGCAGAACCACCTTTACCATCAAAAACAATTATACACCGAGTAGGTTTATGTTGTCGTATAGTAGCTGCAATAGATCGGAGAAATCCAGTAACTCCTCCGATATGCATTCCATCATCATTCAAGGCAGGGACGGCTGAAAACACTCTAATGAATGTATTCAGACCGTCAATAATTAATAGATGGCTATTCTTATTAGACCCCTGTCCTTGTTCTCGATCCTTTTCTATCTGGCGGAATATGTCTTGATATCTGTTATTCATCATCCTTCTTCGGCAACAAATTCTTCATCTATCTCCACATCATCAATACCAAAATCTTCTCCAGGCTTATATTGCAATATATACGCGGCACAGATTTGCTGATAGATTTCATCTTTAAGACCGTCTAGTTCATCCAATTTCTTTTCAAAATCTTTTGATAAGAATTTAACTTCTGAACCATCTGTTCTTGTAAATGTATACCATGCACCTGCTGTTGATACAAGTTTATACTGCTTCATAACATTGAGCCAACCTCCAAAGTTATCAATACCTGATTCAAAATAGATATCATAATCAATAGTCTTTAATGGTGGACCCATTCTGTTTTTAACCACTTGGACTCTAGTTTTTATTCCGATGGCTTGATCAACCCCGTCCTTTTTAACTTTAATCTGCCCAACCGATTTCAATCGTAACCTTACTGAAGCATGAAATGGAATTGCTTTACCACCAGAGGTAGTATACGGATCTCCAAATGCTACTCCTAATCGAGTTCTTAACTGATTTGTAAATATCAAACAAATTTTGTTACGGCCTAACATATTGGTAAGCTTACGCATACCTTTTGATAAAATGATTGCTTTTGATGTTGCATAACCATCTTTATCAAATTCTTTTGCCATTTCAATTTTTGTTGATGCACCCATTACAGAATCAACTACAATCGTAACCAAACGATCTTTATTGGATTTTCTGATTGATTCAACTATGTTTTCAATTGCTTCAAATATATCCTCAATTGTATCCAGAGGGACATACAACATTTTTTCTAGGTCCAATCCAATTGCTTCTAAAAATTCTCTACTAACTGCATTCTCTGTATCAATATACACTGCCATTCCGCCTTTTTTCTGCGTATTGGCTAATGCATGAGCCGCTAATAAAGATTTACCTGAAGCTTCCAGGCCTGTGATTTCTGTTATACGCCCTACTGGAAAACCTCCTTCGGGTCTATTTGATATTGCAAGATCTAACATTGATGAACCTGAGCCAACCCACCCTCTTACTTCACTAGGAGCATCTGTATCGCTATCTAAAAAATACGCAGCTTTAAAACCAGTACCTTTAAATTTTTTATTCAGATTATCCGCTAATGTAGCTGCGAGCTCGTCTGCTTGTTCACTTTTTGATTTTGCCATGTTTTATAACCTTTGTTACTCGTTAAATAATGAATCAAATGCTTTGGATACATCATCTACTTTATTAACGGTAGTATCAGTACTCTCATCGGCATTGGTTTCGTTGGTTGCAGTTGCTGGTTGTTCAGCTTCTGCCTCATTTGCTTCTGGTTCCAACCATTTTTCTAAAGCATCTTTCAAATCATCATATGTTGGTTCTTTGAAGATATTAGAAAGATCTGGTTGATGTTGAGCAATTTTTTCTGCTACATTCTTGTCTTCGGTAACAGGAGTTACATTTGGCTTTACACGGATTGTTGTCTTTGGATATTGTCCAGGTCCTTCACTCGGTGTAAACTCTACAACTATATCTCTACCATTCATTGGATCTGAAAGATCGCCGTAATCTGGATCTGCATAAAATCCTAATAGCTCGGTATAAACTGTTTTACCGAATCCCCAAAATTTAACACCTTCTGATTCCTTGCCTCTTACGACTACAGGAACATAAGTTCTCATTTTTGGTTCCATCTTCTTACCTAACTTCCATTCTTCAGAGTTACCTGATGATTTTAGTTTTTCAGAAAATTCAACTACTGGATCTGCTTTACCGTTTGTAATAGGTGAAAGATAATTTTTCTTACCTAGATCATAATGAAAGTATAATTCCTGGAATGGATTTTCTTTATCAAATTGATAAGGTACGATTCTAATTGTTTGTTTACCTGGTTCAGGTTTCCATAGATTGTTTTGGCGGTTGCCGGTTGTCTGTAACTGATTAAGTTTTCTTTTGATTGCTTCTAAGTCAATTGCCATTTTTTCCCTTTGTTTTTAAAAATTAATAATTATTTGTTAATATAATAACTTTTTTTCAATGTACCAAGACATTACCGAAAAAAGTTTAAAAAAAGTTTTATTTGTTATTTGTTATTTTTTATGGTGTTACAATGTAACAAAATCATCATATACTCCTTCACTCATACCTTCTTCTAGCCATTGATCGCTATTTCTTTCAAACCAACTTTGAAGGTCTTCTTCTACTATCAATGCTAGCTGTTTTAATTGGTTAGCATCTGTTAAGTCCACTATTAGGTTGGCACCCGCTGCTTCTACAGCAGCTTCAAAAAGTGGTACATTGACTTCCACCGTCACTTGCATATATGGAGTGGCACCAGCCGGTTGCACCTCTACTTCTTTCAATAATCCTTTATCATTAGAGCCGGTTTTACCTTTAAATAATTTTTTATATTGTTCTTTTAAATTTTTCATTACATTTACTTTATGTTATTAGTATACATCTGAAACATGAGTCTCTTCATCACCTTTTTCTACAAACATAAGAAAGACTTCATTACTACCTGGTGCACCATCAGGTCCACTAAATACATGAGATTTTTCATTTCTAGAAAATCCTAAATATTTCAGACCATCTCTAAACTCTCCGTCTCCATAATCCATCACTGAATATTCATCGCCTACCTTTAATGATATTGTTTCATTCATCGTTTTGTTATGTTTCTCAGCAACATCTTTCAATGTCGGTAACGGCTTGCCAGGAGTTCTTTCCCATGCCATTCCTTCTAATAATTTTTTTAATTTCATCATTTTTTACCTTTTCTTTTAATCCCACCCCATTGCAGCGCCGGCCTTTCCGTATAGGTCATCCAATGCCTCTAACATATAAGTCAGACCTGCATAATTTCCTTTGGATATATGTACAATGGTATGATCAAACTCTTTATCAGATGTTCTATCTACAGTCATAGCTGCTACAGATGGGTGTTTTTCAGCCGCATAATGAAGCACATGATCCAACTTAATACTTTCATTTGGGTTTAGTTTCTTATCATCAAATTCAATCTTAAAAGACTTTCCTTGATCAAAGTCCTTATCAACAGATTCCCATGAAGGTAATATGAATTTGATATTTTTTAATTGCTTGATGTTAAATGCTTGATCAAAATCTGTATCCGCTTCTTTTAAGAATGGTTTTGCTAAGCCTGCTAATTTTATCATTTTTTTCATACCTTTATTTTATATAAATATAAGAATTATTTTTCGTAAGTCCTAATTTTTTTAAAGCTTTTTTACTAATGCATCTTGCATTCTTTGAGCTTCTTCCATATCACCATCTTTAAGAGCATCAATAACCATATCTAATGCACTTGCCTCTGTATGATAATTAACATCTTCAGCCGAATCATATACTTTTTGAAGTTCTTCAACGTCTGCAGTTGCCACATCAATGTTCTTCATGTAATCTATCATACCTTTATAATCAAAGTTATTTGACCACCCTTGGCCAGGTACAAATTTTTCTGTTACAAATCCTCTTGCTATGCCTGCTAATTTTATCATTTTTTTATCCTATTTCATCTAATAATTCGTAGCCTTCATCATTAACGGTCGTTAATATCGCATCGAACATAGGATCATCATCATCAATTGATTCACCATCGACGAAAATATAGCTCATTCCGTCATCTGTTGTTAATTCCCATTCTTTACTACCATAAGTACCAGATGCTGTTCTATTTCTACCATCAACCTCTCCATCAAAGACTACAACTTTTTCTGCCTTTTTCGGTTTTGATTTTTTCTTCTTTGTGTTTTTTGCAACTTCCTTATTGAAAGTACCACCACTTTTTTCCGCAACATGATCTTCTAATCCTTTTGACAATGCATATTTCACAACTACATCATCGATTATTTTTGATAGTTCATCTTTTTTTTCTGCCGTCATTGCCGCATGCGAATCCCAAGGTACATCTGGATAGTGATGTCTTGAAGAATCGAGACCTAGGTCCTCTTCGCTTCTGTTTCGTCGATTTCCGAAATTGTTTGCATGATATATGACTGGGCCACTCATGGAAGTAGAAGTTTCAGAATCTGGAAAGATTATCTTGATGTACAAGGACATGTCCTCTCCACGACCAATAAATGCAGAGACATCGTCTATATCTCCCGCAACACCGGTGGCTTCAAGCTTTGATCCGTTCGGAATGTCAGGGCCGGCTATTGTACCATTATAATTGACTTCAAATTTTTCAGCATTTTTTTCTCCATACGGGTTGATTTCATGGTCTGTTATTTTCACTTTGTATGGTGATTCAAATAATATCGAAGCATCATTGGATCTGATTCTACCTTTAAATAATCGCTTATAATTTTCTTGCAAGTTCATTTTCATACCTTTATATAATATAAATATACATTACAAATCGATTCTACGCATTAGTTCCAATGAAATTGGACGCAGGTCATTATCTGATGTTAACAGCAATGTGTTGCGATACGTTTCCCAATTTATTACAAATGTTTTATCTAGCACTCCGTTATTTGCTTTCACAATGATTGTGTTCAGTGCATTCACCGTGTACAATGTGTTAGTTTCTTTTTTTCTATGTATTGAAATTGTGTTAGGTGTTTTGGTAAATGCACCTCTTTCAATGTTATAAGTTAAATACAAATCATTTTTATTATCAGCATCTGCGAAAACAAATATGCGACGTTCTGCTACTGTGTAAGATTTAGTGATATAATCTGATATCAAATCTAAATCTTTTCTATGTGCAAATGTGCATAATAACTGTGTTTTCAATTTTATCCTTTATCATGTAATAACTAGACTAGGATGTGGATTATTCCATTT